GCAGTCCAGCTAGAGTTGGAAATGTCATTAGCCTTGAAATGGTTAGACAATTAAAAGGAATTAATAGCACTCTTGCATATCAAGCTAAACTTACAAAATATCAAGCTGATCTACAAAAACAATCATCACAATTTGCTGAAGAAGCCGAAAGAGAAAAATCTGTCCGTGATGATAATTTATTGGCTGCAATTAAACAAATTGGTAAAGGAAAAGAAGGAAAACCCGGAGATGTTGCCGGAAAAAACGGTGGGCCCAATAGTCTTCTTGGAAAACTTGGCGACATAGTAACAGACAACATAGGAACACTAATTGGTGCGTATTTAGGTGGAAAAGGTGTAGGTGCCGCTGGCAGAATGCTTGGTGGACTTGGTGGTGCTGGTGGCGCCCTTGGAGGCATGGCTGGAAAATATCCTCAAGTTGGTCCAGTCAGTCCAGTTAAAGGAATTGCATCTGCTGGCGCAAGATCCGCATTAGTTGCAGGTGTTGCTACTGTTGGTCCTATAATACTTAGTTTCTTAACAGGTCCTGTTGGATTGGGAATTATGGCAGCCGGTTTGATTGCCATGGCCGCCACCGCAAGAATTCCAGTTGCTGATAGCAGAAGAAGAATTATACCGACAATCGATCCAACTGCTGGACCAAGCAAAAAGGCTGATCTTGATCCAAAAGAAGCCCAAAGGTTATTAGATGATGCAAATGAACGAGCCAAAAGTGAAAACAAAACAGAAAAAGCTAATGCGGAGCGTGATTTAAATGCATTTGGGGGCAGAGCAAGAGTTGAAGAAATCGCAAAAGGAAAAAAAGATCCTGGTGCCGCAATAAATTCTGGCAAATTTTTGGACAAAGTACGGGGCGCTGAATCTGGAGGTAAAAATATTCAAAATCCTCTTGGGGGTACTGCTGGAGGTGTGTATCAGATTACAGATTCGACATGGACGGGTAATGTTCAAAAAATGATTGATTCTGGTGATACAAGATTCACTAAAGCCGATCTTGATCCAAAAATGAAATTTAATGAAGCTAAAGCAAGAATGGTTGCTGAATATATTACAGAGCAAAATAGAAATGGATTAAAAGGTGCGTTAGGTAAAGACCCTACAGAAACAGACCTATACATGGCATACTTTTTGGGTATGGGTGGTGATAATTCTGGTGCGATTAAATTCTTAAAAGCAATGGATAAAGATCCATCACAAACTGCATGGAAACTTTCAAACGATAGTGCCGATAGCGATATAATTAATAACAATGCTGAAATTTTCTTTGCAAAAGTATCTAGAGATCCAAATACTAAAAAAGTTGTAAGTAAAGAAGGTCCACGGTCTGTCAAAGATGTTTATGATTTGATGAACAAAAAAATTGCTGGTGCTGGTGGGGGAAATGCCGCAGTTCTTGGTAGTACAGGTAGTACAAAACCTGGAACATTGGCTGGAGGTAATAGTGTTCCTTATAAAATTAGAAGAGCCGATGGACCTCTAGATGCAAAACAAGTATTAGGCGACCCCGATGCATTAACTCTTACTCCAAAAGGTGTCACAGCCCCAGAATTAACACCAAAAGGTGTCATGGCAATTGCCGACGGAAACGGAAGTTGGGATAGAATTGATGGCGGTAAAATTGCTGGAGGTGAAGGAGGAGGCGGATCGCCTCAAGCAGTAAAACCTATTCCAGTAGAAGATAAGAAATTAATAAAAATTGCTCTAGCTACAGCTAAAGCTGATGGTATTAATCCTACATCTGGTGCGCTTGTTCCATCACAAATGAGCAAACAATCATTATTGTTGTCGAAACCTCTCTTTAAGTCAAATACAGATATCATTAGAGATGCGAATACTCAATTCATAAAAACATTTAGAGCAACTGCAACAACTGCATTTACTCAAATATTAACAAAAACTTTATTTCCTAAAGGAGTTGGTGTTGATCGTGCCGTAGCCGGCAAAGATGATATGTATCGTGGCCAGCAATTGCAAAAGATTTTTGGTACCGATGCTAAAATCAATTCAATGTCTAGCAAGCTATTGGGCAAGCAATATGGTCCAATGTTTGCTCCGATGTTCAATCAACTTGCACAAGGATACTTAGAAGTTGGTTCAAGAATAGCAGGCAAAGCAATTTTCCAAGGTATTGGGGGATTAGGCGCAGAAGAAACACAAAGCATTACTGGCCAAGTTCTTGGTAATTATGCGGCGGGTAATAAAAAGTTAGCATTAGAGCAATTGATATATGGTGCATCTGGAGGAAAAGAAAGTGGTGTTGCTCTCGGCGCAGAAACTATGTTTGCTAAGTATGGCTTCAAGAATCCAATGGAGGGGATTTCATACTTTGCTAATGTTTTAGGTGAGGCTGCTACTAGCCCATTTAATTCGATGATGAATAATAATCCTCAACCATCTGTGGTTTTTGATCCTAGATTAGGATACAATGTATATCAAAATGGACCAAACCGTGGGAAAAGAGCCGGACCGCAAGCAGGACAAGCTTATGGGCAGAACTTTGGCGGAGGACAACTATTCAGTCCTGGTCTGAATAACTATGGTGGTCAGCCAAACCCATATGGAACTACAGCGATGGCAGGCGCTCCTGGAAGTTACATAACGAATGGTACTGGAGTTGCCGGAAAACTTCCAACTCAAGCAGAGTACTTTGGCCAGACCCAACAACAGTTTGCTAATAACTCTAAAGAAACACTTGTTCTTCAACAAGCACAACTAGATTTGGCTAAAGCGAATAATATTGAACAAGCTAGAAAAGATGCAGAGAAAATCAAGCAGGCCGCAGAATTATCGAATAAACAAATACAAGTATCAAAAGATGCGTCTAAAGATCAAGCGGTAAGGGATGAACTGGCCACCGTCCAAGCCGCTAACCTAACCCAAGCACAAACTTCCGCTGATGCACTAATCGCTAAAGCACAAACTGGAGAATTAATTGTTGGGCTTAAAGGAGGTGTGGGAAGTGGAACTGGAGTAGTGCAGAGAGATGCTAATGGTAATGTAATAAATCCTAATGGCAAAGGAAATCTATTTTCAAATGAAACTGGATTAGGACAATTTGGAAATTTTGCAGGCGATATGTTGAAGAACGCCGCAGGACAAAAAATTGTTGAATCGCTAGGAGTTAAAAATCCTTACATGCAAATGATTGCCAACTTTGGTATACAGAAATTGTTAGGCAAAGGTTTTGACATGCTTGGCAGTTCTGGCATAGGTAAGGGTGTGGGAGATTGGGCTTCAAGTTTTTTCGACAAAGGTCCTGAATTATTGAGTGGTCCGGTGGATAAGGTTATAGGAGAAGCCGGCGGAAGTTTTATTGACACCATCTTAGGTTGGTTCTCTGCTGAAGGTGGTATTGCGAATTCAGCAACTGCTAGAATTGTTGGTGAAGCTGGCGCTGAAGCTATTATTCCTCTCGCAAATCCTAATGCAACAAAAGCATTGTCTGCGGCTTTCGGAACAGAAAAGACTTTATCTGCAATGAGTGGTCAAACAGATTTGCTAACAAGCATCGATAGATCATTACAGTATATTAGTGGCGCTCCTTCTGGATCAGGAACATCATATACTGGATTGAGTAGTGGCGGTAGTTCTATGGGATCAGGTTTTGGATTTGATGTTGGACTGGCTCCGGGGAATTCAGTAACAGGAACTGCCAAGTCTGGAGTCAATGCAGGAAAACCTGGTGCGCCTCCTACTGTTATGGATATTGTTGAAAAAGTAGGTATTGGATTTGCCAAGTCATATGCGGTTAAGGCGGCGATTGGTGCGGCATTGAATCTTGCTGTTCCGGGAACTACAGCCGCATTAGCCGCAGGTTTTGAAGGTGGTATAGTAGCTGGAATTTCAAATGCGGCTGGTATGGTTCCGGGATTTATTAGCGCCGCAGGAACTAATATTGCCACAGGTGCAAGTTCTGCAATGGCGGCCACGGGATTTGCAGAAGCTGGCTCCGCTCTAATGGCTGGTGAATTTTCGGCTGCCTTAGCCGCAGTTGGTCCTGCTGGTTGGGCTGTGCTTGCGGCCGTTGCAATTTTTAGCATTTTTGGTGGCAATAAAAAATCGCCGCCTCCAAAAGAACCTAAGTTTCATGCCGCAATATATGTAACGGGAAATAACAACATCAACGCTATTGCTCCGATGTTAGAAACACAAGATTATCATGCAGTTCCTGATGCATATAAAACTTTAGCATATGGTCTAGTGAAAGTCGCATTCAATGCAGTTAAAGAAGCTGAAGTGATATCAAAAGTTGCATCTCCGTTTGACTATATCTACATGAAGATAGAATTTAATAGAATTGCAATGTCAGTTGGTGTTGGTGCTCCTAATGCTAAAACATTGGGTGTTGTTGGTGCAAATGAAATTTACAATTACGACACTCCTCCAGATAAAATGCAAGTCAACACCTTAGCTAAAGGTATTGTTGATGCGATCATTGCGGAATTTAAAAGAGGAACTTCCGCAGATGCAAAAGGTCAAGAGACTTTAGATTTAGCCGCAAAGAAAATTTCTGGATATAATTTAAATGAACTTAGTTCAGGACTTGTTTCTGATTTGACAACTGGCACAAATAAATTAAATACAGGAATTGAAAAAGGAATCTTTGCTCCTTCTGTAGCAGAGTCTAATAGAATTTCAGCATTGATGTTAGCATCTAAGAATGCGCCTAATACGCAAGCGGCTAGTACTGGTTACTCGGGAGGTGATGCAGGCGATGCTTATAGTATTGATGCTGTAGATCAAATCTGGAGTATGAAAGAAGGTAAGTATGTTGATCGTCCAGGAACAGCGGCTGGTGCATATCTACTAGATGAACAAGGGCGTCCCGTGTTTGACATAGCAGGAACAAGTGCAGGATTGACTATTGACGATTTTAGTTCTGCTGATGTGGTTGGTGCAAACAGACCTGCAAATGTTCTTAACATGCAAGCGCCGCCAGTGGTCTCAAGCGCATCAGGCGCCGGCGCTGTTGTAATTAGCGCACCTACTACATCTACTGTAGATAGTAGACAAACCATCACTTATGTTTCTAGTAGCAGTAGTGGTGCCGATGCCGCTAGAAATGGTTCAAGTCAAGTTGGGATAGGTTAAATAAAAAAAAGGGAAGCATTTTATTGCTTCCCTAAAATCTCAAGGAGAGATATTTTTAATCTTCAGCAAGCTTTTCGAAGTAGCTTAGTCCTTCATCATCGTCATCAACTGCCGTTGCAACAGTAGACTTTGCCTTTGCTGATTGTTCTGCCCGTGGTGCGGGTGCAGAAATTGGCGCATTAGGTTTAGTGGAGTAGAAATTATCTCCAGCAGACCCATCGTCAAGCCCAAGCACTTTATTCAATCGTGCTTTCAATTCGTCATAGGACTTGAAATTCTTTTCACTCAAGAATTCTGACAGTCCATGCTCACCTTTCCAGATGCGTTCCAAATCATCTTCATCACCTGATAGTGGTGCTGGTGATTCAAACTCAGACTTGTCATAGTTCTGATAACCTTCAACTTTACGAATCTTCAACTTGAAGTTCGCACCTTCCCACAAGTCAAACGGATTGACTGGAGTTTCATCTTCAAACTCAGGATTCATCAAGTCATTCAACTTGTCGAAAATTTTCTTGCCGAATTTGTACAAGAATACTTTACCATCATTGTCAGGATTAGCGGCATCTTTAATAACATAGATGTTAGCGATATACTGCAACTTACGCTTTTGCTTTCGTGCAATGTCTTTGTTTGCATCGGAGCCAGAGTTCCAGAGAACTGTATTGTGTTCAGACACAGGGTCTTTTTTGTTGAGTGTAGTCAACGAATTCTCAATGTACCATCCACCAGGACCTTGGAATGAATGTGAGAATACTTGAACCCAAGGTACATCTTCACCTACTGGTGCGGGAAGGAAACGAATCGTTGCGAATCCATTGCCTGCTTTGTCTACTTGGGGTTTCCAGAATCGGGCGTCTTCATAAGACTTCTTACCTTCTTCTTTGTTTGTGAGTTTGGATACTTCTGCGTTGAGTTTTTCCAAATCTTTGGTGCGTGACTTTTTCATGTCTGCAAATGATGTTGATGCCATATGTATTTCCTTTTTTCGTATGTTAAGTATTAAATGTATTTTTCTTGTCCACTTTTTTCATAATTTACTATAGTATATAGTCTATCATATTCTTCTTTGGAAGTCAACAATGCACAAAGTTTGATATACTTTGTAGTGGGCAACATTGTATCTAAGCTAACACTACATCTCTGAGTGTTTTTTTCATTTTGGCCGTATCGTACTTTAAAAAGGGCTGGTACTTTTTGCATAGTTTGCTAACCTCTCTGTATATTGGATCAGTAATCATTGTATCATACCTTTTGACAAAATGCAATAGTGAATTCAAAATTGCTAATGTCTCCAAGCTGATTTCTCCCCTCAGATATTTCTTGATGATAGGCGGATGGTCTCCATTCTGCTTTGCATCAAAAAAATCATTCAGTTCATCAGACTTCCAGCCTGACGCAAAATCGATCTCATTCTTAAAGAGATACGACAATGATTCCTGTTTCTTCTTCCATTGTGTGTACCGTTCTTCACAATCATCTGAAAGAAGTTCTCCAACCCACATCTTTGGGTCATACAAAAAATTCGCAATTAAAAAGTCTTCTAAGTACTTGTCTTTACGATTGCCTAACTTAGCAAAGAATATTTTATCCTTGCGTTTCAGGAATGAGTCGTATGTGACATTAACCTTTTTATTGTACTTGAAATAATCATAACTATCCTGCATGAAATGGTTTTTTAATGCAAGATAAGTTTTGTATGCATCAATCGCTTCCATTTTCATTTTTCTCAATCTTCCTCAATAGGTAGCCTAGCTTTAGGGGTAATCATCTTAGCAGTCATGGCTTCCCCCTCAATCGCAGATTTCATCCTAGGAGTAATCAACGATGCGGCTGTTTCAATTTCTATGTTCTGCAATTCGCAATAAAGAAGGACGGCTTCTATCATTGTGATAGGATGTTTGTCCTTGATTAATTGCTTGATCTGAAGTTCAAACTCTTTGTTTGAAAGTATATTAAGTCCCATTTTTAAAAACCACTTTGTATTCCTTTAAAGTTGGATTCGGATTCGGATTTGCACTTCGATAAATCGGATTCTTAATCTCATCTTGCGTAGCATAATACTGCGCCGGATAGTTAACCTTTCGGAGATTCACTTTCAATGCAATCTGTCTTATCATAGTATTCATAATATAAACTCTTTTATTTCATTCGATAAAAAATGTGCCCCTCAATCTGAGCCACTTTAGTTACCCTGCTTGTCCAAGCTGGTTTAATGTCGATGGCATGAAAGTGTGTAGCACCCTCTAGAAGCTTAATTATATCACTACCTATAGCTTTTGTCAAGAGCATTTTAGCAACCTCATAACTTTCTTTCCATCGTTGGTTGTTCGCTGGTGGAGTGTTTGCACCTTTGCTAGTGTACCATGAAAATTGATTTGTTTCAGTCACAACATCACGAATGTTTTTCGGAAATCTTTTATCATGTAATCTGTTCATTGTTACTACACCAACAGCGATTTTCCCTATGAGAGGTTCGGCGCCAGCTTCGTAATATATGTTCATTGCCATCCAATAGAGATCAGATTTGCTAGATTCGTTTGTCTTGGATAGTTCTGCTAATGTAGGCAAAATTGTTGCGCCTACTGTCATTGTTGTTGTAAATAATATTGATAAAGTAAATACTAGAGCCTTGATTAGGTTCATCATATTTTATCCTTTCTTGTTTATTTTTAAAAGGAGAACCGTTGGTTCTCCCTCACAATCCTCATTTAACATTGTTGTAAATAACAGCGATGAGTTGCAATAAGCCCACTAATGTTTAGTGGGTTTGTTATTTAGTATATTATACTAAATTTTTAAGATTTTGTCAATATGTCTATAATTCTTCCGTAGTCGGCAAGAACGCTTTCTTTGCTGTATGCTTTGTATAGGGGTTCTAGCGGTGCAGTTCCTCTTGCAATAATCTCTTTGATACTTGAATCTTCAATCAAAACGCTAGGTTCTAAGTTCCAAAAGTTTCTCATCTGATGGCTCTTAGTTACCGCAATAGGGCGTCTAGCGGCTAATGCATAGTCTGGACTGCTTGCAATACCACATCCATCTAGGTAATCGTAGAAGTAGCAGTTGATGGTATTTTGTGCAAGTAAGTTTACAATGTCTTGAGTCTCCATCAAATCATGGGTAATCTTAATGTCAATTCCTGGCTTTGTGATAATTGATTCCACTTCACGAACACGATTGTATGCGTTGCTTCCTTTGAATCCATGAATCAAATCTTCATAGTAACCAAATGGTATGTGAAATCTTAATGTTGCTTCATCAAACTCTTCTTGTACTTTGTGTGCTAGTCTAGCAATACCTTTGTGTGGAGGACCAAAGCCTTGAAACCCGATGATTGGTTTAGAAGGTTCAACATACTCTACAGTAGGTCCAGGAGGCAATAGTCTGTTTGTGATAAACACATGATCGTTACCAATCACACTAGGATCATCTGCTAGTAAATATTCCCACCCTTGATGGTGTCTTGGATGAAATGAATCTGCAATGCCTTGATGCATGTCGTGCATAATGCGTACATGCTTAATGTGTGGAAATGGATTTCTCATTCTAGGCTCATCCATCCATGGAGTAGTTCCTGGAGCGTAGTTATAGATTACGATTTTTGGATTGTGTTCCTGAATTGCAGGAATAGCTTCATGCACACTATCTGCATAGACCATAACAAAATCATGATCTGGATGTTGCAATAGCGTTTCGCCTAATAGTTTTCCAATTAAACCAATACCACATGCGGCTTTTTTACCTAGCGTTTGTGTGATGAAAAGAATTTTATGTCGAGTCATTTTGAATGCGCCTGTTCGTTAATCCAATTATATGTAACAGTCAATCCTTTTTTCAAGTCTTGATTAGGTTTCCATTTAAGCATCTTTTGAATTAGTTCGTTGTTGCTATTTCTACCACGCACACCTTGTGGACCTTCGATGTGTTTTATAGTTATGTTCTTCTTTGCAATTTTAGCAACCACTTCTACTAAACCATTGATGCTGATTAGTTGATCTGATCCTATGTTTACAGGACCTTCAAATGTTTTACTCTTCATTAGACGCATTACGCCTTCAACGCATTCATCAATATAAAGAAAACTTCGTGTTTGTTCTCCATCGCCCCAAATTTCAATTTCATCATCCTTTTGTGCATATGCTATCTTTCGGCAGATAGCCGCAGGAGATTTTTCTTTGCCGCCTTGCCAAGTTCCCAAAGGACCAAAGATGTTGTGAAATCGTGCAACTCTGTTTCGCATACCATGCTGTCTGTTATATGCTAAGACTAGTCTTTCAGTAAACAATTTTTCCCATCCGTATTCACTATCAGGATGCGCTGGATATGCAGACTCTTCCCTACAATCTGGATTCACATTGTCTAATTGCAATTCTTCATTGTACACACATGCGCTACTGCTAAAGAATACTTGCGGAACAAGTCTACGATGTGCGGCATCAAGCACATTCAAATTAATTGTTGCGCTATTGTGCATCACATCTGCATCATATAGATTTGTATTGATGTATCCAGCACCACCCATATCGGCAGCCAACTGATACACCTCATCAAATTTTCTGTCGATTGAAGTTCGAACATTGTATTGTTCTCTCAAATCTGCAATTAAGAAATCGTCAGCTTGAGTTTCTTGGTATTCAGGTTTCTTGATATCAACGCCACGAACCCAATAACCTTTTTTCTTTAGATGATTGACAATGTGACTGCCGATGAATCCACCGGCGCCGAGTACTAATGCAGTTTTCATTTTTCAATTATACCTTCATAAAGTGCTAATAATTTTTGTGGATTCCAAGCATTGTAAAATTCATTTAAAGGTTCAATGCCGCTGTTAACGATATCTTTAATTGGCGTCTTCGTCAAATCATTAAAATCTCTTTTCACATGAGACAAGAAGCTAGAGCCATTGACACCAAAAGGTTTCTTAGATGCTAATGCACGATCTACTGATCCACTCACACCTGGAACATTTGGGGTCTGATACCAATATAGATTTATGTCGTTGCCATTTAGCCAAGTAATCAAATCTTTCTTATTGAAGAATTCTTGAGTGACATTTATTTGAACATTACTCTTAGCATGTTTTCTACATGCGTCTGCTAATGATTTTGATAGTCCACCACTCGGATCGACAAATGAGCCGCTAGACAGATGCAGATTTAAAATAACATCTTCAGTAAATTGATCGTTTATTAAGCTAATGATAGATGCCAGATTTTTAGTTACATTGCTGATACCGCTAGTGCCAATTTTCAATGTGCCATTAGGTTTCGAATATTGAATGTCATCATAGTATGTGATAGGAGGAACACCTGCGTAATCATCTTCTACATTTTTGTTTCTAGGATCAGTAAAAATATACGAATTGATACCCGTAAATCTATTTACATGTTCATGTCCGACAATTGCAATTTGAACTATATCAGAATTTCTTCCGATAGGTCTAGTAATTCCGTTATCTAACCATCGCATTGTAGCTGGATGATGATTGTAGATGATTGCACATGGATCTACAGTTAACACCCGTTCATTGAATTCTTTATGTGAATTTGTAGCTAAGAATTCAAAATCATACTTCTTAGATGTTTTTAAAATTTCATATACAGAATCTGCATACTGATAGATGCCACATTCTTTAGTCGCACCAGTCACTAAAATTACTTTTTTCATGTTATATGTTTTGTAGGTTTTCTGTTAGATGAATATGTTGGTGTCAGAATTAAATCACTAATAATCTTAATTGCAACATCATTGTCTATTGTATCATTAAAATATGAGTTTGTCAAATACTCACCCTCACCCATCAAGCAATCCCGCATCTTATGGCTAAAGCACATAAATGTTTGTTCTGGATTGTTCATGTTTGATTTGGTGTGTGCATATGTAAACGGACCACTATTCTTACCGACAATAAGTTTAGCAAATTGACTGATGTATCCGATCTGATTTAGATTACCAGTAGGTCCACCAAAAATAGCATCGGTACATCTGACATTACGCATAGTCAACCCGATATCGTGTGTGATTAAGAATTCGTGATCTGGAAAGCTAGATGCAACAGATTCGATTATGTGTGACATGTCTCCCATGCTACTCTGTTCGCTCTGTTGAACGCCATTGCAAATCAAAACCATAGGCTTTGGAATGATTGTTCTTAAATACGCATCTGCCTCACTCAAATCAAACTGATACCAATTGATATTAGGAAGATAAAAGAAGTAGTCACCCTTCATTTCAATTTTCAAGATATCAAAGATTTCTTTCCACATCGTATGAAGACAGAAGAAATTTGCGTGATCTTTTTCTTTTAAATGTCTACCAATCCAACAACCAACCCAAGTGTTTATATAGAGAGTTCCGGTATCATTGTCTAATCCAATAGGCGTAAAAGTTCCTACTGGAAGATTTTCAAGTTTTATGTGAGTGCAATTTAAATCTCCAACAATGTTTGGATGATTGTTGTGTGCATACTCAAATTTAATATTAGGGTAATGGCTGATGATATGACGAACATATTCCTTGTTAATGAAACAATCACCATTTCTCCAATAGTTGAAGAAGACAACTCTAGTAAAGTTCACTTCGAAATAATTTTGAATTGTGGGCAAGGAACAATAAAAGAACCGCCGCCATTTAAGAAGTCTTGTTCACGCTTTTCGAATTCATCAATGAAGTGCCAAGGAAGAACTAAGAGATAGTCTGGTTTTGCCTTACGCATTTCATCTTCACTAATAATTGGAATGTTAGTGCCGATAGTTTTCATACCAAACTTGTATGGACTGCGTTCTGCAATAGCTGTAATATGTGTATGATCTAAGCCAAAGTATTGAAGTAGGGTATTTCCTTTTGTGCTTGCGCCATAACCATAAACGCTTTTTCCGGTAGCAACTGCACGATTAACAAAAGATACAACTTCATCCTTTAGTGCATCAAGTCTATGTCCAAACTTAATCCATGTTTCTGGATCAGAAATGTCATCTTCAAACTTCTCAAAAGTTAGAATGCTGTTAACTCTAAAATCGCAAACATCACGCAAAGGCGCTGTACCGAAACTAGAAACTTCAGCAATTTCTTTTTGTAGAGACACCCTAAAGCTACCACCATTGGTATCATTTAAAGTACAATCGACAACTCTGAATCCTTGTGCAGAAAACAATGTTTCGATACTGTTTAAGTCATAGTAGTAAACATGCTCATGGCAGATATTGTCAAATGCTAATTGTTTAACCATGAGTGGAGTGTAACTCATTTGCAAAACGAGAAGTCCATCATCATGTAAAACATTGTATAAATCTTTTACGAATGGACGAGGATCATCTAAGTCATAGAACATTGCAATGCAAGTAATCACTTTTGCTTTCTTGTCGCCATATCCAGTTTTTTTCCAAGAATTAAAGCTGAAATAATCTTGAACAACTTTCGTTGCAACTTTAGAACTTTCTGCTAGATAACTATCATCGCAAGGATCAATTCCTAACTTGATTAAATTATCAGGAACAGCAGACAATAAAGTGCCATCATTACATGCAATGTCTAGCCAAATATCGTTGTCTTTAAGTTTTACTCTTGATGTGATTTCTCCAACAATCCCTTGCAATTCTTTCGTCATGCTTGTATTGATACCACTACGATACCAATAATTGCCCCACATAGTTTCTGCTGGCGCAATGCCATTCAGTCTGACTGCACCAAGTGCATCATCTAGGTGAAGGTCTAAACTATACTTTGTTCTACCATCAGCATCATTATCATTTTTAATAAAATCACTAACATAGTGATTGCCAAGTTCAAGTACCTTGCTCATACTGTTTGCTCCTCATGAGATTTTTCTTCAATTAATTCCGAATTACAAAGAATGTTTATTTCCTTTTTAATTCGACTTCGTTCATCGTTTGTTTTATATATCTTTCTAGCAACCATAATAAAGTCGCCAGTAAATAGTTGAAGCTTTTCGTAGTGTCGAATGTCTTCTTCAAGAAACCATAAACGCAAATTGACTTCCATCAATTGTTGTTGGTGTTCTAGCACATCTTTTTGTATTGTAACATATTCTTCTAAAGAAGTCAATGCATCATGTTCTTTGTGAATATTAACTAATTTAGTTGTATCTTTGATTTGATATCGTTTGATTTTAAGAATGGTAATCTTATCTATCAACTCTCCAACGCTTATTGGTATATGAATCATCTTCTTTCAATGTCCTCTTCAATGCAATTTTCGCCATATTGAATTTCAATAACACGCAACGGCAAATCAGTTTCGTTGCAAAGCTTGTGCCATTGATCCCTACTAATATGTAGACTGTCAAATTTAGAGTATACGCCACGCAAGTCTAGTTCATCATTAGAATCTAAGGAATATACAGTAGCAATACCTTCTGCGACAAACCAATGCTCTCCACGATCTTGGTGCTTTTGCATACTTAAACAAGTTTTAGCACCAACAGTCAATTCTTTAACTTTAATCTCTTTACCTTGCTCATGTAGAACACGATAGTATCCCCATTCTCTGGTAGTCTTAGGTGCTTTCCATTCTTCAAGAATCCATGAAGATGAATTCATTTTATTTTCACCACCAACAGCAAACTTAAAGTCTACATTTTTGACATCCATCTCTGGAATGTTTGCGCTGGTTCTATCGCCACCGTTAGCAAAGATTACATTCGACACAGGAAACATTTGTTTAGTCAATTCAATTGCATTGATAGAATTGTTGTTGTCATCATTGAATTCGATGACATGATCTACCATATTTAAATTGCTGATGATAGCAAAACGCTCTTTCCAAGTATAGAATGCTTTACCTTTTTTGCGTTTTAACCAAGAGTCCGAATTGATACCCACAACAAGAATATCACCCAAAGCTTTAGCCGCTTTAAAATATTCAATGTGTCCTGAGTGTAGAGGATCAAAGCCTCCAGTTACAAGAATAACTTTTTCTTTCTTTGAGAGAAGAGTTCTTTCCATAGGGTTCTGTCCAAAGTCTCTAACATAAACAGTTTTACCACCATCAGGACTTTCATACACCTTGCTTAAAGGTTGTGTAGTTGTATCGTTGATTCTAATGTCTTCCATTTTGTTGCGCCTTCATTTCACTTTCACACATATCAAAAACCAAATCTTTAAATGTATATTCTGGTTTCCACTTTAATTTCTGTTGCGCTTTAGAGCAATCACCAAAAATAGTTGGCACTTCAGCACGGCGATAGAATTCGGAATTCACTTCAATGATTTTCTTGCCTGTTGTCTTGTTGATACCAATTTCATTTAAATCGCTACCTTGCCATTCAATTTCGAATCCAAGATATGCCGCAACATCATTACAAAAGTCTTTAACTGAATGTTCTTCACCACTAGAGATTACAAAATCTTCTGGCTCATCTTGTTGTAAGATTCCCCACATAGCACGAACATAGTCTTTGGCATGACCCCAATCACGCCGTGCAGTAAGATTGCCTAACTGTAAAATATCTTGTAATCCAAGATGAACACGAATCATTCCTTGAACAATCTTACGAGTTACAAACTCAGGACCTCTGCGTGGACTCTCATGATTAAAGAGAATTCCATTACATGCAAAGAGATTAAAACTTTCACGATAGTTCACAGTAATCCAGTAGCCGTAGAGTTTTGCAACTGCATATGGACTTCTAGGATGGAATGTCGTATTTTCTGTTTGGGGAGTTTCTTTAACTTTACCATAGAGTTCACTAGTGGACGCTTGATAAAATTTAACTTTCTTCAGCTTAGAAAGTTTCTTAACGGCTTCAAGAAGTTTCAAAACACCGATTGCATTTACATCACCCGTATATGTTGGGCAATCATAACTTACGCTTACATGGCTTTGTGCGCCTAGATTGTAAACTTCATCGGGATGTACTTTTGTGAGAATATTTTCTAGATTAGCAGAATCTGTTAGGTCGCTATAATGAAAATGCAATCTATCTTTGATAGCTTCAATGTTTGTTGTATTGGTACCTGTACTAGTTCTACGAATTAATCCATGTACTTCATAATCTTTTTCTAGAAGAAGTTCCGCTAGGTAACTTCCATCCTGTCCTGTAATGCCTGTAATTAGCGCAACTTTTTTCATATTAAATTCACCTTTTTTTATTAAATTGGTAATAGGTTATTCTGTTACGAGGAAACCTATCAAAACCCTAGTCAGCGTTTAGGCTGCCAATGCGAACTGTGAGTCGTTTGCGTTTACTTTTTTTTAGTTTTAACATCTACTCTGATGTGCTGTCCACTCTGTTACTCTTTGCCCTGTCGAAACTATGCACCCCCATCAAAAATAAATTATATAATTGTATTTTCTGCAACAACATATACTTTCCATTTCGGATGTTTTTTAGAAAGACTTT